TCAATCCTTTATTATGGATTTTTGAATATTATCTTCAGCTAATTTTGCAAACTCTTCAGAAATATCTATCCCAATAAACCTTCTATTGCCAGCAAGAGCAACAATTCCTGTGGTGCCGCTCCCAACCCAAAGATCCAAAACTATATCTCCTTCATTTGTACAGGCAAGCATATATTTCTCAGGTAAATAATTTGGTTGAACAGCTTGATGACTTACAGATTTATTAGAAACACTACCTTTCACAATATTAACTGGGGCATCGGTGTCGACATTCTTTGGTAATGCTCCTACCGAATGCGGATTTATTTGTCTATCTTTTGAAACATAAAGCAATCCATTAGTCCTTCTTTTATATATTGTATTTCTATATGTGTGTAAAGAAGACGGGGCGTATTCAGTCCTAATAGCGTCAATATTTACTTCCCAGATAGGAGATTTTGAGAACCAAAGATTATACTCATAAGCATCTTGACAAGCCACTCTTACTCCAGTGGGAACAGGATTAGTTTTAATCCATATTTCAATATCAACACAATATAAGTTAAGTTTTTTTTTCATATGAAGCATTAATTCTTCAATAACTAATGAACGCTCTGACGATCTATCTTTTGTTGAACGAAGTCTATTCGCTTTGACATTTATTACAATAAATCCGTCATCAGTTAATTTTGGTATTGCATTTTCAATAAAAGGTGATATTTCATTAATATAATTATCATTTTCCCATGTCTTATAATTCCTTTTTGCGTTAGGATATGGCGGTGAACCATACATCAATTTTATTGACTTATCTTTTAATAGTTTAATTTTTTCCTTTGCATCACCTGTTATAATGATAAATTTCTTTTCATTAAGTTCATTGTATATGCTAATTGTCTCCTTTTTTCTCATTTAATCCCTCCGAATATTTTTCTTTTTTCATTTTTATACCTTCTTTCTTTTGGTTGTTTGTAAGGGCTAAAAGCCCCCCAACTGATAGCCCTTACGCTTATAGTATAAATCTTTTTTTTATATTGTCAATAGGTAAAATAAATTATGTGAAATTATGTTATAACAAGTGATTAAAGTTGTGTAGATTTCGCTATCGCTCCATGCGTGCGTTCGCGAGTATTTATATTGCTAAGGCACAATAACTATAAGTATATATTTACTATTTGTAAGTTTTATAGTCTGGTTTATCGCATAGGCATTAAGGGGGAATGCGATAATACACTCCCCCTTAAAAACCCCCAAACGATAACAACCAAGAGGTCGTTTGGTAATAGGTTTTCGGGGGGAATACACAACTTTAATCCGATGGTGCTTTAACACCGAAAACGACTTGATGAAACCATCTTGTATCGTAATTAATGTGTTTTTTAAGTTGTAAAACGAAACCATATTTAATAACTCCATTTGAAGCTTCATATACTTCTTTCGTTGCTTGACCCGAAGTTAAATAACCATGTTTAGCAACTTCATTTACCGCTCCAACGGCTTTAAATGGTAACATTCCACTTGATTTCGGTAATTCATGGTAGATATATTTTGTGTATGCGAAATATCTCAAAATAGGGATACAATTCCAAAGAAAACCGAAACCATTTGTTTTAATTGCTCTAATTGAAAAATCCCCTTGTAATTCCCTTAATATTTTCCAAGGTCGTTCAATATCTTGAGTAGTAATTATCATAAAGTTATCGTATAAGTGTCTATTAATAGCCAAAAGTGGTGGCATTGATTTATATTTTTTCTTTAATTCAGCATCACTCCAGTTAGGCATAATTAAATTGATATCATCAATATAAACATTTCTTTTCTCAAACTTTTCATTTTTTTCAATAATTTTAATATCACCATTAATAAAATTGTTAGTATCATTTGGAGTAATGGAATTAAGATATTCAGCCGGATTTTCTAATAGTTCAGCATTTCCATATTTTACATTACAAAATGGATTAGATTTGTCTTTTCTAATTCTGTGATTTAATAATAAGCCTTTTCCTTTTCCACGACCGCCATAAATTATTCCATTTCCAGTTGCTTGTTTAATAAAACGATTATTCGCAATAGATGATACAATTAAAGCGATTAAAATAACTACAATATAGATTATTAATAACCACGGATAAAAAGCCGTTAAAACGCCGATTAAAACAACTAATAAGTCGTGTATAATATTATAAGTCTTTTTATATCTTGAAACGATTTTAGTTTTAATCTTATTAAACAATTTTTTCATTATTTAAACACCACCCAAAAAACAATAAGTGTTATTAATCCACCACCTAAAAGCCAAATAGGAGCAAAACCTAAATCAAAATTAATACCATCGGGAAAAATTACTGGAATTGTAATCGGTATATTAATAATTAAATCAGTGTTTAACCAATCCCAAACAACACTAATTGTTGTTATCATATTTATAGCAATATCCCATAAATTTTGAAAAATATTAGTCATCTCTACCCCTACGCTTTCCGATGATGAAAGATATGATACCAAAGACCAATGGAACAGCCAAAAGAGCACCAATAGTAATATGTGGTAATAATTCTATTGCCAAAAAAGTTCCTAATCCGGTAAATACTTGACTTATAATACCATAAAAACTATTATCACTTGCCGTTTCAATTCCATCATTAAACCCTTGATAATATGGATATGATTGATTATCATTAAAATCAGTTCCAATAAATCCATAATTATAAACTTTTTTTATACCATCATCATAACCATCAACAAAACCATCACCATAACCGACCTCCCAACTTGATTGAGCAGTATCAAGGTCAAAAACAAACCTTAAATAAATACTTTCATAGCCTGAATAACCCCAATATTCAAAATATTCTAATATGTCTTGTTTAGTATAAGAATATTCTAAAGTACCATTACAATAAAAGTTAATATCAGTACCACAAATTGTCATAGTATCAACTACTATTTCTTTTGAAACCAATAAAAAATTGACAGCCGGTGAGGTTAATGTTGCGTGTTTTTCATAAGTAGAAACATATAAATCTACATTAGATGGAATGTTATAAAAAGCATCACGAGACCCAAAATAATATGAATGATTAGTAGATAATAATAGATATAAATCACGATACCTATCATCATATTGATCAAAAGATACGGGAGCTCGCAACATACCGCGGTAATCATTATAAGTTAAATTAACAACACGTTCATATTTAATTGTTCCTAAATATGAACCCGTGCGTATTTCATCAGCATTAACATTAAATTGCGAAAAACCAACAAAAAACAAACCTAAAACCGTTATAAATGTAAATATTAAAATCTTTTTAATTTTTTTCATACTCTAAACACCCCAAAAATCATATTTATAAACTTCTTAGTTCCTTTCCATAATAAACGGATTAAAAATATAAAAATAAGTATAACTAGAATAATCTGCAACATATCATATAAAGGTATAGGTTGAGTAAACCACCCAGTATCACTAAATAAATAAATATTGAAACTAGTGTCCAATAAAAAATCTAAAGTAGAACCCGGTAATACAAAAGAAAAAACCGTAATAAACACATTTAATAATGGTTCCATAATATGAATAAACAATAGTATTAAACCTTCAAACATAAAAAAACTCCTTTCTTTTTTTTTAGTAATTAAGGGGGATTTTTTATAATCCCCCACGTAATTGAAACATATTACTTAGCGATTAAACTACGAATATATCTCAGAGCAAAAAAGACTAAACTCATGGCTAAGCCTAATAATAATAGCACGCCAAGAGCTGTAAATCCGGCCTCATCGTAAAAGATTTCTAAAACGCCTTCAAACGCATCAGTAATCCAACCGAAAACACCGGTAATCCACGCTCCAACAATTGCAAGCAAATTATTAACTACGTTCATAATATTCCCCTTTCTTTTATATTTTTTTTATTAAAAACCCCCGTTTAATAGGGGGTTAATAATTAATTATATTCCATAATTTTTCTACTTTATGGATTTGTTTAATTAAATGGGGGTGTTCATTAAATAAATCTTTTAATGATTTATACTTTGGTATTAATTCTAATGCTTGATTATACCAAGTATCATTATTTAATAAGTTATGTTGTAATGTTAATGGATGATAAGCCTTATATAATCCATCTTTTTTAATATAGTTATTATAACGAATAATTTCTATATCACTATCAATTTCTTTAATCCACCAATAAACCTTATTCCACTTATTAATCTCATCAGTTGATGAAACTAAAATATGATAATGAATATTTTGATTTAAATCGTTGCGTTCTACACTAATAGTATAAATCTTTTTATCAGCATCAATATTTTTTTCAATAAAATCTTTTACTTTATTAATACTTTTTAGATTATATTCATTAATAATATCAATCGTGTTAATTGTAATAGCATAATAATGATTATTATTCGTTGTCATCTTTAATTTCTAA